GGTTCACGCGCTGACTTCCGGCAATGGTTACGCTTACATCGTGCGGGAACGTGGCGTTCCGGTCGAGCTGTTGCTGCTGCAGAATGCCCAGGTCTTTCCGGAGATCGTCAAGGGGCAGCTGCGGTATCGAGTCACTGGACGTGGCACGACTATTTCACCGTCTGACATGATCCACATCAAGGGACTTGGCTTCAACGGCTATCAGGGGCTGGATCCGATTCGGTATTACGCCAAAGAGGTTCTGGGCCTCGCGATCGCCACGCAGAATTATGCAGCCCGTTACTACGAAAACGGAGGCACTCCAAGTGCCTATCTGAAGTCAGAAATCCCACTGACAGACGATCAATTCAACCGCCTCAAAGGCGAGGCTGGACCTTTGAAGCGATCTGCCGACAATCCGCACGAGTTGCCCGTTTTGGAAATGACGGATATCAAGAGCGTCGGTCTGACGGCTGAGCAGACTCAACTGCTTTCCGCGCGGAAAGATATCGTCCTGGACATCGCGAATCTGTTGGGCATTCCGCCGCACAAACTCGGTTTGGCAATCAGCACTTCCTACGGATCGCTCGAAGAAGAAAACGACGCTTTCCGAGACGACGCGCTGGACCCTTGGTTAGTGCAATTCGAAATGGAATATCGAAAGCTGCTGCTGGAAGATGAACAGCAGATGGAAACGCATTCGGTGTCTGCTGATCGATCTGAATTCAGCCGCATGAAGTCTGCTGACCAGGCACAGTACATCAGCTCACTCACGGGATCAGCTCCGACGATGACCGTGAACGAAGGGCGTCGCCAGTTGGGATTGTCGCCGATTGAGGGCGGTGATGAGTTGATGAAGCCGATGAACATGGGCAACGTTGGCGGCGGGAATGCGAATAATTTTCAGCAGCCGGAAGAGACGCCGAAAACAGAGGCTCCGGCCGCAGAAACAACCAACGCCGAAGAACTCAGCGACGAAACGCCAATGGCAGAGGCCCGACAGCGAGCCATGGAGGACGTTTTCCGTCGCATGTCGAAACGATTGGCAACGGCCGCGTCACGGATCAAGCGACCTGAGCAGCTCGACGAATTCCGCAGCCGGCTGGACACGGATCATTTGCCGACCATCACGGCAGCTCTGACTCCGATCGTGCCATTGTGCGGCGGAAAAGATGCCGGGCCGATTGCGACGGCGATGGTGGCGGAATTCCGCAGCCGATTGGGTGTAACGAACGCGATTGAATCGCTGGATGCGATCGCAAATCAATTCATGGAAGAGGCTGGCGCGTTTGCCAGCGAAGCGTTACGAAAGATGGTGGCATGATGACGACCAATGACGATACCAGCACGATCAAGCAAATCGCGGCGCAATGGGTACTAGGGCAGCCATTCACGAACGTGTTGCTGTTGATGATTTTGGCGGCGGTCGGTTGGGGTGGATACTACGCGCTGACTGTGGCGGTTCCGGCACATCTGAAATTGATTCAGACGGGGTATGAAAAGATGGAAGATTCGCATCGCGGTGAACGCGAAGATCGGGTGAAAGCGTACGATCGTTGGATGGAGCGAATCTATACGATGAAACAGGAACTCAGCCAGCGACACGAGTGAGCGGCGTGGCAATGTACGACAGGCTTCCAGCCTGTTATGGGCGATTTGACAGGCTGGAAGCCTGTCGTACTCATTCTTTTAGGGCACACACAAAATGAAATCACTCTGTCATCGTTTCAATCCGTCTGATGTCGAGGCCCGATCGGTCGAAGGGTCGCAGGATCTGCCTCCCATCAGTGGGCTGGCGGCTGTTTATTTCAATGCGACCGATCCGGACAAAACGGAATACCGCATTCGCAAAGACGTCGTGGAGCGAATCCAGCCGGGCGTCTTCGATCCGTACATTTCCGGGGATGCCGAGATTCTGGCGTTGCGAGATCACGACGAAGTTTTGTTCCTCGGGCGTCGCAGCTCCGGAACGCTGAGCGTGAGTCTCACGGATCGCGGCATGGAGTACAGTATCCGGACTCCGGACACCGTGCAGGGCCGGGATACGTTGGCTCTGATCCAGCGGCGAGACATTTCTGGCAGCTCGTTTTCTATGCTGCGCCCGAAACCGCTGTGGTCTTACGAAATGCGAGCGACTGGAAAGACCTATATCCGATCAGTCGGAGCGATCGAAGGGATTCACGATCTGGGTCCGGTGTTGTATCCGGCCTACAGCGGCACCAGTGCCAGCATCGGCGCTCGCAGCTGCGGGATCACGTCGCTGAGTCGCTCAGCCGGGCCGCCAGCGGAGGTGGCGGAGATTGAGACCGAGTTGACGGAATTCATCAACGTGAATTGGCATCAATCCGAGGCTGAGCTGCGACTGCGACAGTTGGCGTTCCGGCGTTGATTCACCGGTTTTTGAAACTACCTTTGCGTTCGCTGGAGTACAGGCTTTAGCCTGCTGTTCTGGCCAGCGCGGCAGGCTGAAGCCTGTACTCCAGCGCGCGGACGATTTTGAAAATCTTCAAAATTGCGCCTTGCGGGGGTGAAGTGAATCGCGCGATGGTCCCGCTTCGCAGCCGATCGCAGGTGCTCGCGAGGCCCGAAAATGCCCAGTCGTTTTTGGCCAACTGCAAATGCGATCGCAGAATTGATGAGAGAGAGCGGACCTGAGAGACCCGCAACCAATTACCGACCCACATCGTCGGCTCTAACGCCACGGCGAGGGCGAATGTAATGGCACTCTGAGTTACTTCGCACAAACAATTTCGCCGTGCTCCAACGCGAGCACTACCACACACGGAAGGCTGGATCACATGGCTGTAAATGCCCTTAAGCAAGCAAAAGAACGTTACCAGGCTGGATTGAAGGAACTCGAAAAGAGATCCAAAGCCTATCAGGCCGATCCATCCAGCGAAGAGCTGAAAAAAGCCTTTGACGATCAGTTACCGGTTGTCGATGGCCTGCAATCAGATGTCGCTCGCTGGAGTGAATATGAAAAGCGCATGGCGACCGGGAATCTCGACGCCGATTTGGACGCTCCAGATCGGAAATCCGCCGAAGAACTGGCGGGCATGACGGATCTGGAAAAACGATCTGACAAGGTCAATCCGCTGTTGAATCCGGACGCCAAAGGCTACAGCCTTGGACGTGCGTTGGACATGCAGGCCCGTGGGCAGGCCTTTACCGGCGTGGAATTGGAAGTGCATCAGGAATTGCAGAAGCGTAACGCCAGTTTGGGCCGTGCTTCGCGCGGCGAATGTTTCAGCGTGCCTTTGACACTTGGGATCAAACTGAATGCGAGTCAGTCCAATATCCTGACGCTCGGACGGCTTGCCGGACTGAGCGACAAGGAAAGCCGATCGCTGAACGCGACCACGACTGGCACGGCAGCGATTCCGACGATCCTTGACACCAACATCATTGAGTTGCTGCGCAACAAGGTGATTCTGAACCAAGCGGGTGCCACGATTTTGTCTGGCGTCACTGGCGTGTTTGACATGCCGAAACAGACCGGGCAACCATCGGTAACGATCGGTGGCGAATCGGTCACTCAGTCTGAATCTGCGGCGGCTGTGGCGGGAAAAATTACCTTCACGCCGAAAACGATCACGGGCAACAGCAAGGTCACTCGGCGGTTTTTGATCCAGGCCATGGCGAGCATGGATGTGGAGAATTTTCTTCGCATGATGATTCTGGCTCAGATCGCTTTGGGCGTCGATTACGAAGGCATCAACGGACCTGGCACGACGAACCGTTGTACAGGCATTTTGCAAAACGGCAGTGTCACACCGGTGGCCCTCGGGACCAACGGCGGCGCTCCGACGTTCGCCAAACTGGTTGACATGGAAACGGCTGTGGCCGATGCGAACGCCAGCGGCGACAGCATGGCGTACCTGGCGAATGCCAAGGGTCGCGGCCTGCTGAAGCAGACGCTGAAGGCGTCGGCGGCTGGCAGCACGATGCTGTGGGAAAACGACGTCGTCAACGGCACGGCAGCATTGATGTCGAATCAACTGCCGAAGAACCTGGTCAAGGGGGAGTCTGGAGCAATCTGCAGTTCCATGATCTACGGAGACTTCAGTCAAGCGATTATCGCTCTGTGGTCTGGCGTGGACGTGTTGGCAGATCCATACACCGGTGGCAACGAAGGTGCGACGA